ATTAAAATTAATAGCAGATTTTTTAGAAATAAAAATTGAACATTTATTAGGTTCTGATTCAATTAGCTGGAATCCAGAAGAACAAGAAATTGTAGAAGATTATTACTTAAATGAAAATACAAGGGATTATGCTAAATTTTTATTTAGCAATCCAGAGTATAAGGTCCTGTTTGATGCTTCACGAAAGGTAAAGCCGGAAGATTTACAAAAGGCATTAAAGGCTATTGGATTGTTTATAGAGGAGTAGATTATATTGGATAATGTAAGAACAGTGTTCGCCAATTTGCCTACAACTGTAGGAGCGTACACAGTATGCAAGGACGGATTTTACACCATTGTGCTTAATCAGAATTTTAATTTTGAGAAAAATGCCTTGTCCTACATACATGAACTAAATCATATTCAGAATGGAGATTTTGAAAAGAAATGCTCAGCTGATTTGATAGAATTTTATACACACAAAGGAGAGTAAATTATGGAAAAAACAAAAAAGGAGCTTAATAATGATTTGCGCAATCTATCCAAGAAAATCAAAAGCAAACGATAATTCACAATCCATGGCGCAACAGGTTTCCGATTGCGAAAGATATATTAACGAACATTATCCTGATGCGATTATTCGATTATATGATGCAGATTATGCTCTGACAGGACACTCCACCACTAGGCGCAAAGATTTTCAACGAATGATGAATGATGTTAGAAATGGAGAAATTCAGCTTGTCGTTATAATGCGATATGATAGAATCGCAAGAAATATGCGTGATTTCTGTAACCTCTATCACGATATGGAAGAAAACGGATGCAATCTTGTTTCCGTAAGCCAGCAGATAGACACTTCTACACCTTATGGCAAAAACTTTATGTACCAAATGGCATCTATGGCAGAACTAGAATGGGCAATCACTTCTGAAAGATACAAAGACACCGCCAGATATAAGATAGAGCAAGGCCTTGCATATTATGGAACTCCACCAAAGGGATTCATAGTTCAGATTTGTGAGGATGGCAAAAAACGTTTTGTTCACGATCCTGAATACGAACAGATTGCAAGAACAGCACTTGAAATGTACCACACATATAAATCTAAGCGATATGTTGTCCGTTGGATAAGGGAAAATATGGATTCTGAATTTCAAATTTGTCATTTAACAACTATGATAAATTCAGATTTATTTTTTGGCTCTTGCAGAGATAATGAAAGCTTTTGTGAACCATACTTTGACAAAAACTTTATAATGGAATTGCGTGGAATGAAACAAGTTAAATCAGCTCCAACAGGAAGAGTATATCTATTCAAAGGGTTAATGCGCTGTCCTTACTGCGGATATTTAATGCACGGATATGGTAGGTCAACGCAAGACGAAAAGAATCCAGAAAAGAAAAATCCATTATACAAATATTACAACTGCAAGAGAAGGCAGGATTTGTGGAGTCATGTAACAGTCAACATTGCAGAGAATAATATTGAGAGACAACTGATAGAAAAAATCAAGCCATTTTTAGACGATTATATAGTCCAAACAGAGTCAAGAAGTAGCAAGGCAAATAAATCTACCAACAAAAACAAAACCGCCTTAAAAGACGAATTAGAGCGTCTAAACTATATGTTTGAAAAGGGCAGAATTAAGCTAGACTACTATGAAAAAAGATATGAAGAATTGACTGCAGAGATTGAAAAAATCAACGGAGAAAAACCAAGCAACCTAGAACATATAAAAACATCTTTTTCTGATAATTGGATGGACACATATAAAAATCTATCAGATAACAACAAGCAGGCATTCTGGAACGGAATATTGCAAGAGATAATCATATCAGAGGACAAAAAAATAACCTCTGTTATATTTAGAGAATAATTTTTGTCACAAAGTATAGTTCGTCCGTGGACTAACATTATTTTGTAACAAAAGAAAAAAGAGGGCAGGAATAAAACCTGCCCCTTCTTTTTGTATTTTCCTGTAAATGAAAAGAAAAACATAAAAAAGGAAAGTGTTTGAACCTTCCTTTTTTGCATCTTATAAAATAATTTTTTTGGTTTTTCTGTTAAGAATACCTTCTGCAATTGCTTTTGCTGTTTTTTTCGCCCGGTACAGCTTCACATCATCCTTATCATCTACAAAGCAACACTCTATAAGCATTGCGGGTGCTTTAGTGTTTTTTAAGTAGAACAAATCTGTTCTTACCTTTATTCCTCTGCTCCTAAATCCAAGCTGTTTCATTCTGTACAAAACCTGCGAGGCATAGTCGCAAGCCACAGAATATTTAGAATAAACAAGTACTTCCGTTCCGCTGGTGCAACAATTTCCATAAAAATCATTAACCCCTGCGTTAAAGTGAATGCTCACGTCCAAATCCGCCTTGTGCGAATTGCAATTCTTGATTATCTTTTTAAGAACGTCACTTTGGTTACAGCCGTCATTTACTGTACAGTCGTACACGGTGCAGCCGTTTTTTTTAAGATATTTTTTTACATACTTTACTACTTTTCGTGCCTCGGTGCTTTCCTTAATCATACCACACGCACCGCAGGCTACCATTCCATCTGGATTATGTCCAGCGTGAATGTTTACTACCATTCTTAATTACACTCCTTTTTGCGATAATTTGCCTTGCTGATTTGCAAAATTGCACCAAGGAATGTATCAATAGCTGTGATTGTTCCTACAACCTGTTCGGCATAAGGAAGTCCCCAAATGCCAGCAATAGCAAAATACAGTGTTCCAAGTGCCGGCAATAAGATAATTGCAATCCAACACATAATGTCATAAGCTTTGTTTGATAATTTCATAGGTTTATACCTCCTTCTCTGTTGGTAATTCTAAAAATCTATTGTGAATATCGTCCATCACACCATTAGCGCCAAGGGTGTGATACCGCTCCCACACGTTTTCAAAGTTTTCTCTCGCCCAAATAGGCGCATATCCTCTTTCAGACCATTTGTTATAGTCACTAATCATTTGCGCTCTTAACAATGCTTGAATGCCAAGACGTAATGCCTCGGATTCTTTCTTTTGATTTTTACACTTGCAGTGAACAAATCCGACAAACGACATAAACATTGATGGGAATCCGAATAAACATAATATTTGATACAGATTCATCACGATTCTCCTTTGTATTTTTCTATAAAAAGCATAGCACACAATTTATCTAATTTTGTCCACAATTATTGCAGAAAAATAATAACAAAAAAGGCAAGGAAATTTATTCCCTGCCTGTACCTTACATATAAAAATGTGCTCCTATGCCCTAACTACATCTAAAAATGTTCCAATGTAATCTATTTCATCCATTCTTCTAACCACAATATCCTCTCCGTGTCCGTGAAGGCATTTAAGCCTATATTGTCCATCCTCCTCGATAAACTTTCTGATATAGGCTCTTTCCCCTCTTAAAAAGGCGGCTATCTCGCCATTCCTCGGGAATCTGTCTTCAAATAAAAGAATATCTCCCTTGCAGAAATACGGTGTAAGGTCATTATTGGTCATTTGAATGCCAATGTATGCATCATCTTCCTCAGTTTGAATATCATTTGTTTCACACAAATCATAGATGATACCCTTTCTAATATCCCCTTGTGGGAAAAGGCAAGGGATTTTATGCTTTCCATTGTTTTCTCGCTCAACCTTTGTCGCACCTGCTTCATATCTGGCAATCAAATCAATAATGCTTTTACCGTGCTTTCCACAAGACCTATAATTTTCAATAAGAGTACGTTCTGACAAGGTATGAGGGCACTTACCAATCAAACAATTTACGCTTAATTGAAAGGCATCAGCAATCTTTAAGGCTGTTGATAGCTTGGGGTCTACACTCTTTCCATAGTAAATATTGCGTATCGTTTCAAGCGGAAGGTTGCACACATCCGCCAACTGTTGCATATTCCATCCCCTAATTTGCATTTCCTTCTTCATTCTCTCGCTTATCATTTGTTCCTCCACTGTGTCATTTATGACATTTTTTCGACAAAATAATACTTGAAAAAATGTTAGCGAAAATATTTTCGTTTGTCAATATTAAGAATAATATTTGGGTGTAATTTAAATATTACACACGAAAAGGAGATATTTATATGGGAACAGCAGGAATTGACTACACAAAAGAAATTCAAGACACGTTGCTAAGAATCGGAATACCTTGTAATCTACTTGGGTTCGTTTTTCTGACAAGAGCAATTCAATCAAGCATAGACGACCCCTTATCACTGCATCACGTAGTAAATGGATTGTATACAAATATAGCAAATGAATATCATTCCACACCGGGACGTGTAGAACGTGCTATGCGACACGCAATAGAATCAGCTTGGACACACGGAGATTTGGAATACATAGAAAAATTGTTTAAAAACAGTGTAAATCCATTAAAAGGAAAGCCTACAAATATGCAGTTTATATCCAGAATGTATTTTCACTTTGCAAACGAACATAAGCCGTAAAGGGAATTAGGGAAGGCATACGCCTTCCCTATTATTGTACCTTAATCAGATACAATGCATTCCTCGTAGCCTTCAATTGTCAGAATTGAGTCTACATCTGCTCTCCAATCCTCATAGATGTGTGTCTTGAAAAAATAAGCCTTATACTTATCCTGCCCCTTTTCAACTGACTTCTTTGCGGCCTTAATAATCTGGTTTGCAATAAATGTACTCATCATAATTTACCTTCTTTCTTATTATTCACTACCCATCAACGACGGGATAATGTCTGTCATTAACGTGTCTAAAGTGTCTGCAACACCCTCAAGAGTATCTGATTGCGTGGGTAATACGACTTCCATTACAGTTGCAATGGTGTCTGTGTTGATTTCAATGTTTTCTGTATTAGTGCCACATTTTTGGTTGAAGAACATATCAAGTTTTCTTTCTACTTCATTCAGCTTTTTTGAGATATTATTGATTGCTTTTGCTGTCTCTCTA